AGTAGAAGTATTTCTGGTAGTCTGCGATGTCTCCCAGCACGTTGCTGGGGTATCTGCCCTGTTCGTTTGGAATATAACCTTCTGCGTCAATGCTGGATTGACATTTTTTGGCACCATATTCAGTTCTTTGAATGCCGCCTTGCTTGCCTTGCCTTTCGTCCTTGCCTTCTACTTTTATCCTCGTGGCGTCTATGTTCAAGGCGCCAACGCCGTGCTTCAACACATTGTCTATGGTGCTTCCTCGCATTGGCTTCCTGGCCATCACTATGGGTTCGTGTGCTGGCTTCAGTGCGGTCTTCCAACCTGACCATTGTTTTGCTTCTGGAGATGTTGCTATTGCTCTTTTTCTGACAACAGTTTCGTTTTTGTTATCTTCGTTGTATCTGTATGCTTTGTCGTTATATGCTGTGCCTATACCTTCATTTTTAGGTTGTATAATTTCTTCATATTCATCAACGCCTTGACGCTTTTGAATTGATTTGCCTATGTCCTGTGCTTTGGGAAAGCCTGAAGCATACAACCACATCAGTTGATCCCTGATCTCAAAGCCCACTGATTCTATGTTGGTTGCCAGGTGATGATAGGTCCTTGCGGCTGAAAATGCCAGCAGATGTCCGCCTGGTTTAAGCACTCGCATACATTCCTGCCATATCTCCACGGCACCCGTGTTGCGATCCCAGTCCTTGCCCAGGAATTCAATGCCATATGGTGGATCTGTGACGATGCTGTCAAAATGGCAGTCTGGATACAATTTTAAAATTTGGGCTGAATCGCCTGTCAGAATGGTATGTGTCATTATGCTCTATTTAAAATCATGACGGCTGTACGGGCTTGTATTTGGATCTATGACGCCATTATGTGGGAGTTTTGCGGGGAACTGCGGCGGTGTCATTTTAAAATGGCACGTGTAAAGGTAACATCCGTCACAGCCCCCATATGTATATAACAAAAACAACTACGCCATCTCTGGGAGAGACGACCTTCGCTGTGTGAATATTTAGTACGGATGCCAAAAAGTGTTGCTCTTTTGAGTGTAGGAATATATACTTGTGAATAATGGCAAACAAAAAACAAGATTACAACAATTGGCGAACAACCATAGGCTCAACCATACGATTGAGTAAACGACAATATTCTCAAAGAATGCGTATGGCGGAATTGGCACAAAGATATTATGGCACCACAGACTTCTCACGTTTGAAACCATATCAATTGGACAAGCTCGTGGCTTGGACCACTGGTATGCGTATCAATCAAGGCATCAATCAAGACAGGCGACACGGCAGAACATTAGGCAGATACATCAAAGGCAAATTATAATCAATCTCAAGGATGGCCTCCAATTGATAGGCTGTGTGAGGAATGAAGGAAACCAGTAATTTCCACACTGAATGCGATTAGATTGATATCGCGATGACTCAAAGTCTCAGCTACCTGGGCTGACCACCACCCAGGGTAAAGAAGCGACACACACGGGTTGGGCAGTCCCGCTGAGATATGGTTTGTGTTTGGCTGAAAGGCTGGGGGCTCCCTCGTCAAGTTGCCATCTTAACATAGGTGGCTTCTGACTGAAAACTCTTCGTCAAGTTTCTTCTTCGTGTGATGCGGAGCAATTTCAACGAGACGACAGTCTCGTTGTAGACGAGTGTAACTCGTCTCTGTGCCATCACTTCTTGGGAATACGTATGATGCGTGGTCTATGTTTGGTGTTGAGGATGAATCCACACGTGTGATAGGGATCACCTCCACAAATGCGTTGCCACTTGCCACGACTGAGCCCACTGGCTGTGATTCTCTCTTTTTGATTTTGATTGTTGTCTTGACACTGCCAATGGCCCAACTCCCTGATCCTCATCTGGAATATGCTGTTATGCACTGACTGAATGCCCCGTCACCGTAAGCCAAGCACTCCTTCGTGCCAATTCGTTCTCAGATGCCACCCTCACGTCATAGGTCTCGCCTGACACCACGGGTGATATGTAGAAGAACGTGTCTGATGTCACTCCCGCGGTGATGTAGTCAGTGTCTGAGCTCAGTTTGAATTGTATGATGTATTGATCAAAGAACGGATCAGTGGTTGCGGTCCAAGATGCCTTGATACGATGCACCTTCTCAGTGCTTCCCACGTAGCCCGTTTGATCGTCCGTGCCCGTGAGTGATTGTCCCGTGCTCACCAGTGTGAGCGAAGTGGGTGCTGGAACCAACAGTGGATCTGGTAGGTTGATTGAGGGACGAGTGATGTCCGCTGATTTGGCATTGATGGTGTAGATCTCTGGTTGATGTTCAAATCCCGTGATCTGAATATCGCCCTCTGAATTCAAACGAATATCTGTGATACGAAACACACCATCCAGGCCTATGTTCTCTGATATGACCCTGCATAGATCACCCACTGCCACATTGGATCCTGCTATGTTCGTGGCGAACTGTATCTGTTTGGCATTCCGTGATCGTTTTACGAACACTTCCGCATACTGTAGAGCCTGCTCTCTGTTGGCCACAGTGGGCAAAGATATAGAAGATTCAAATCTTTGATTGTTGTCCTGTGAAAGGAACAGAGTGTCATCTGCAGAACCATCCTCAGGATAGATCGCTTCGTTGGGTTGATAATCCGCTGAGGGATCCACATAAGTCACTCTGCATCTGTTGAATTTGCTCTCTTTGTTATCACCCACCAACTGTAGACCACCTATGATATTATCTGCTGTGGCTGTGAATGCCACTGGTGGATCTGATGGTATCGCTTCAATGTCATTGTCATCACCTGCATTCTCAATTTTCAGTTTGAATTTGCCCTGTGTGTATGGCATAATGCCTCTGAATCCAACCAATAACAATTTACAGTTGTTCATAATAGAATTTTCAGTCTGCACCACAGCATCACAGGTGAATGCCTTGCCCGTGGTGGAATCTGTGTAGCTCACTGTCTGATTGCACTGTAGAGCGGCCTTACGGAATGTGATCCAATCAAATGCGTCATTGTCCAATCCCTTACCATATCTGGGATTACGCATATAATCCAACAGCACATTGGCAGGATTGTTGTTGAAAGAAACTGTCTCATTTTCATACAGTGTGGGATGATCCTCATCTTCTGGTATAATGATCTCAATGTTGTCATAGAATGTCACAGTGTACGTGCAACCCCCATAAGGATCTGCGGAATTGTTGAAATCAATCTTGTAATTGCCCGCTGACAGTGTGAATGTGTTTTCATAGGTCATCGTCTTCTGGCTTACGGAACCACCTATGTGTCCATTGATGGTGTTGCTTCCACCAGTTATGCCCCCACCTCCTGAATCTGTTAGATTCATTCCGTTGGAGAAGAACACTCCCTTGCCCGCAGTGTCTGAGGATGTCACCGTCACCGTCCTTGTGATACGCACATCCGCTGTGGTACTGAGTGTGAACGTGATGTCATTGTCCTCTGTCAAAGTGGTCGTAGTTTGATTTGTAAATGTCTTGTATAATGTGGCTGTGGTTGTCTGTAGATTGAAATAGCCTGATGACGAACCAGTCTGTCCAGTTATGGAACCCACAGTGGCTGGTGTGTAACCCACCGTTAGGTCAAATATCTTCCTGCCTTGCAGTGTGATTTTGATGTTGGGAATATTGCCTGAATATGGATTGTTGTCAGCATCTGCCTGTTCTTTGATCTTCTTCCAACGGAATTTACAAGCAATATAACAGATACCAGACAGAGTGTGATCGTCCGTCCAACCTGGTGCTTCTTTCAACAATGACGAAGCCACTTGATTGTCTCTGCCATCAAAGAATTGCACCCTCAATCTGCTCTCATCTGAATAAGGCGCCGTAGTAACCGCAGTGTCCACTCCGTGTGCGTAGGATGATGGTGTGACCACTATGTCATCTATCAATAACTGTGTGTAACCATTACACTGTCCCTCTGACAGCACGTAGGCCACATACAGGTATTCATTGCCGCTACCATTGGTGCTGACGAAAACTCTATTTCCACCTACCATACGAGTGCCATACACGATGGGTATTGAAGCAATACCTGAATCTTTGTTTACCAAAACACCCTGTATGCTCTCGTCCTGAGATACCTGCACGTCTGGCACAGTGATATCTAAACCAAATGGAGATGTGAATATTTTCACAATACCTGCCACAATATCACCTATAAAATTGAATGCTTTTCTAATGATACCACCTATACCACCACCACCCTTGTTATGCACACACCACCCGTCTGCAAAATAGGATTGATCACCTGATAAATGAAAATTATACAGTGGCATCTCTGGATCATTGGGTTCTATGTGATCTATGCTGGTTAATTCTATGAATTTGCCATCTTTATAAATTTTGGATCCAACAGTCAGTGAGCCAGTCAACTGTTTGAACAAGTCTTCACCATCCTGTTCTCTGGTATGTTCTGGATTGATGGATTGCCAACCCTTGTCTGTCCAAAATGGATGTTCTGATGTCACAAAATAGTTTGATCCATTGAAAGAATACAATTTTCTATCATCTAATGTGGTCCAATCCAGTGCAATGACTTCATTGACTCCATTGAGACCCTGCACTTTGTCACCCACTTTGATATTTTGAATATTTTCTAAACTACCATCTGCCAGTGTGACTTTGGTATCTTTTATGAAACAACTTCCACCCATTACATCAACATCTTTCTGTATTCTTCGTTCATTTTTTCATATCGCAACAATTTCATTAATTTTGCGATCCTTTCATTTTCATAGCCAAAGCCATAATTGAAACGTATTTCTACTGCTCGCTTACTGATTGCCCATTGTTGCAGGGCCTTGAATAATTTTATTACCAACAGACCTTTTCTGTGTTCAGGTTGTATGTAAGTGAAATAATCGTGAGCATAAAAATCATAATTGTAGTCATATTGGATCAATCTCACAGCACTCATACCCACAATCTCTCTATCTTTTTCAACAACAAATGCTGTTTCATATGGAGAATTAACACCCTGCAACCATTGGTCTCTGATTCTTTTCACATCATAATATAGATAATTGAATCGTGATTCTGCAAGACATTCTCTGCCCAAATCAATCAATTGTGGTATATCTTTTTTTTCAAATGGTCTTATTATCATATCACTTCCTTTTCATACATTGTGGAAATCTTTTTGGTTTCACTGAAACTTTTTATATGATCAGCAACATATGGCAATGAATCATAAAATCTTATACTGCTATAACCATTTGAATAGGCATAATTTTCCACATAAGCATATATTTTGTTCATATTTTCTTCTGTTCTATTGTTTTCATCTATGTAGAAAAATTCTATGGATAATTT